GTCCAGAAGATATTATTGGCATTGCGGCTATGAATACTGATTCAGCCGTTATGCAAGGTGACGCCGTTGGCGGCATCAATGCTGAACTTCGCATGGATGATACTTTATTCCTTCGTCAAGGGAATACGCTTTTTATCATTCATAAGGCGGCTCCCGGTATTGGATGGTTTAGAGCAATCAATGCTGACACTGCTGCAAATTATGTTCAAAACGGAATTGAGTTTATCAAAGCCTGTTACAAAATGGGTTTTGATACTGTTGCGACCAAATTTACTGATCCAACAATTCTGTCTGTTTTTAGAGTGATTGGAAAGAATCCACCTAATCCAGAAATGGGTTACAACGTCCGCTTAACGACTAAAGGTGAGTATTTTGTCACTGTAAAAACTGGCCCGAAAAGGAGTGCATAACTATGGGCGTTGTAGCGGATGCTGTTGAAGCTGTCGGTGATGCCTTCGGCGAAGCTGTTGAGTGGGTGGGCGACCGTGCTGAAGACGTTGGCGAAATCATCGTTGATACGATTGACTACGTTGTTGAAAACCCTGAAGTCTTAATTATTGCCATTGCTGCGCCACAGCTTTTACCTACTATTGGGGTAACGGGTATTGCAATTCAACCTGTGACCGCTGGTTTGATTTCAGCATCACAAGGCGGTGACTTAGAAGACATTGGTAAAGCTGCGTTAGGTAGCTTTGCTGGTCAAGCCGTTGGCATTCCTGTAGCAAAAGGTGTTGGTAATGCAATTGGCGCTACTGGAAACGCAGCGCAAACTGCTTTGGCTAATGCAGTGGGAGGCGCTGTTGGTTCTGCTGCTGGCGCTGTAGTTACTGGTCAAGACGTAGGTCAGGCAGCGTTATTAGGCGCTGCTGGTTCTGCTGGCGCATCCTTGGCGCGTACAGGCGCTACTCAATTAGGTCAACAATCACAAAGTTTAGCTGGTGACGTTGCTGCTGATATTGGTGAAGCTGCGGGTCGTACTGCTGCTGGTGGTGACTTTAGGCAAGAATTGGTTGGTGCCGCAGTAAGTTCTTTGAGCAGAGAAGGTCAAATAGCACTTGATGAGTTAAGAAGCAGACCAGAAACACCCGCAACTAAACAAGCTATTGCCGCCTTCTCTCAGCCGCGCAGCCCCGGTGTTGGCAGACAACTTGGTGAAGCTACCGCTGGTCTTGGCACGAACCCTGTTCTGGCAGAGGACATCGAAGGCCAGCCAGTTCGTTCAACAGAAGTCATAGTAACTCCTGATGTCGATACCTCTGATGTTCGTACTGGTAGAACAATCCCAAGTTCATTGCCATCGGGCGAAGCTAAAGCTGCTGGCACTAAGGGTGGCGTAACTACGACAGCTAAAGCACCTGAACAAATGACTGGTTCTGAGTTGCTTGAAAGCGCTGCGGATGGTGAGGAAAGAACGCTGCCAGAAGTTGAAGTAGAAGGTGAGTTGATTGAAGAGCCAATTGACTTTAAGAGCATGACTGACGAAGAGTTGATTGAGTATTTGAATCAAGAGTTTCCTTTAACACCGCCGGAAGCTGATTTTCAGCCAATGGATGTCAGACCAGCAAGAGGCAGCATTAGAAGAGCGCCGCCTAGTTCAATTAGCCCTCGCGCTGTAGGCACTAGCCCAACAGCAGCAATCGTGGGTGATAAAGAGCCGATATTTGGTGGAGAGCCTGATCAACAGCAAGACGTATGGAATACCCGTTCTTTGCGTTTAAGAAAGGCATTAGGTGGCTAATATGAAAATGATTGAGATGATGGTTGGTAGTCGTGGCATGGGTGACGCTAAAACGATGGCAGAAATGCTACGCCGTATGGGGCGTCGTGGTGACACTATGCTTGCTCACATTACGCCAGAAGAAGCCGATATGCTGATGGAAGCTGGTGGTAGCGGCACCATCAACCCGATGACTGGCTTGCCTGAGTTTGCTCGTCGCCGCACTGACACCTACTTTGGTTTTGAGCCGGAGGGAGAAACTTTCCGTGTAGAGCAGCCAGAGATTGAGCGCTTCCAGCCTGCGCCTGAACGAACTGTTAGCACTGACTTTAGACAAGAGCGCCTTAATCCAGAGGTGGACTTTACTGCTGGACTGACAAGAAGGTATCAGCAAGAGCCTCGGTTGCCTGAATATGAAAGCGTTGATTTTGCTCGTATGCCAGAGCGTCAAACTTTCCCAACGGATTTTCAGACACAGCGTTTGCCACAACTGACAAACATTGATGTTATGAACCGAGGCAATGTTCCTGAGTTCCGACCTTTAGAAGACATAGCTGCACCTCCTGCCGAACCGGGTTTAGCGCAACGTGCTGAAAAAGGATTGCAAGAACTGCAAGACATACTGGATCGTTACCCAAATCTGACACGCGCTGGTACTGCGGGTGCCAGCATTCTGGCGCAAGCCTTGATGTTTAATCAGGCTAATCAGGCTATGAAGCGTGACATTGAAGCTACTCGCGCTGCTGCCCAACCCTTCCGTCAAGCGCAAACTGAAGCAATGGGTCGCGCTACTGGCGAAGGCTTAACCGCAGAGCAACAGCAAGAGCTAGAGATTCAACAAGCCCGTGCGCGTGAGCAATTAGGTCAGCGTGGTACGCCAACAGGTAGTGCAGCCGCAGGTATTCTGGCAGCACAGCAGCGTCGTGCGCGTAGCCTAGCCCGTCAGGAGAGTTTTGGTGAAGCCTTGCGCCTTGCTAACATTGCAGATCAATATGACCGTCGCGCACTAGAGATGGAATTGCAGCGTGATCAGCAGTTGGCACAGTTGTTTGCTGGCATTCTAGGCCGTGAAGTACAGCAGGCACAGCGTACTCAAGCGCCTGTACAGACTGGCACCGGGAGGTAATCATGGCAGTTGACACACTTGGTGATGCGCTTGGTACAACACCATCCTTAGTCAAGGGTTTGGGTGCGCAGACAGGCATGAAAGGGCGTGCAGACTTTGCGCGTAGCAAGCTGGCTGAAACCTTTGAGGCTGGCGCTAGGTCTGAAGAAGAAGCTGCTAAAGCACAATTTGGCATCGAGCAAGGTCAGCGACAGAGAGAAGCTACAGCCGAGCGTGACTTGGCAAACAAGTCCAGAGCAGAAACAATGACGTTGGAAGCTGGCTTGAAACCTTATTCGCAGTTTGAAGCGCCACAGATCAAGGCATCGGACTACGCCAAGAATGCTGGTATGCGCTTGTTGTCTTCACTAATTGTTGGTGGCATTGGTGGCGCTTCAGCCCGCGCCCAGTTAGTTGCTATTCGTGAAATGCAGGATGCTGAAGACCGTGTTCAAGGTGAAAGATTTAATGCTGCCAAGCTTAAGTTTGATGAGGCAGACAGGGCGCGTAAGGAGCATAACAATATGCTCAAAGATCGCTTTGACCGTATGCTGAATCTACTTTCCAAAGATCGTAATGCTGCAATGGTAGAGGCCAAGCTGATTGAAAGTCAGGCTGGTAATGGCTTGATTGCTGCACAGCTACGCAAAGGAAACTATCAGAAAGCCTATGAGCTATTTACAAAAGCTATCTCCGCTTCTGATCAAGCTGATGCCGAGCTAGAAAAGCAAAAGACTATGTTTGCGCAGAAGGTTGCGCTAAAACAAACTCCCGGCGCAGCTAGAGCCGGTGGCGGCGGTTCAGGAAAGATTCAACAGCTACCAGCACAGCTTGAGAAAAAACTAGATGAGATTGGTTCGACGTTTGTAACGCTAAACCGTGCTAATCAAACTAGAAAACCTGAGTATTTTGGCATTGCGCCTTCTGATGATGTTGCCAACATGATCATTGCTGGTGTTGAGCGTGGCTTGCCAGTGGGTGACATCATGCGTTCAGTGGGTTCGGCTGCGCCCAAAGTAACGCCTGACACAGTGAACTGGTGGAAAGACTACCAAGCATTTGTGGCGCAAGTGCGTAACAAGCTATTTGGTGCAACTTTGACACCGCGAGAAGCTGAAGACTTCCGTAAGTTTACGTTGAGTCCTGCTACCGCACCTAACGTAGCAAATAGCTACTTTAACAACCAGATCAACATTATTAAGAGCGCCATTGAGCGTGAGCGTACCAAGGCTAGATCGCGTGGCGTCAACGATGAAACCATTTCGGCTTACCTTGATGTGCCACAAGATCAAACGGGTGGCCCTCGCATTCCAACGGTAAACACGCAAGCAGAGTTTGATGCCGTGCCTCCCGGGGGTGAGTACATTGATGCGCAGACAGGCAAGCGTGCTAAAAAACCAATGAGGTAATCATGGCAAGAGATCGTTTTGGTGGCGAGGTGGTTGCTGAACAGCCTAAGACAGATCGTTTTGGCGGTAGTCTGGTAGATCAGATTCCCGGTCAAAGCGAGGAAACGCTACGCGCTGCTGCGAACTTGCCGCCTGAAAGCCGCATTGCGACTAAGTCACCATTCGCTACTGGCTTGGAAGCAATAAGTGCTGTGCCAATCTTGTCAGGTGGCGCACGTTTAGCCCAACTTGGACTGCGTGCTTACCCAAAATTAGCGCCTTATGCTGCCCGTGCTGCTGACATCTTTATCCCTAAGACTGGCACAGAGTTACTTAAGACAGGTGCTTTGACTGGCTTGGGTGGTGCCGCTGCACAAACAGCAAGTAACCTGCTGCCACCAGAAACTAGCCCACTTACTCGCTTTGGCGTTGAGACTGTCGCTGGCGTTGGTAGTGAAGGTCTTGCACGTTCACTAGGTGTTGCTGGTCGTGCCTTCCGTCCACTGGTTCCCGGCGGTGTTGAGCGTGCCGCAGAGCGCGTGGTCAGAGCAATGACACCACAGCAAGTGGCTGCACTGCCTCAAACCGTTGAATCTAAGACTGCAATGGTGCGTGCTGCGCAAGAGAAGTTGCGTGGCAAGCCAATGAATGAGCCAGTAGATGCGGCAGAAGTTGCAAGGCTACTAAACATTGAGTCCGTTGAAGGTCGGCGTCGTGGTGAGCAATTAGCTGGCAGCTTAGTTGCTGACACTGAACGTCGTTTGGCGCAGATTAGTCAGCCTCGCACGATGGAAGCTATCGGTGCTGATGCCCGTAAGCTGGCAAATGATCGCTTGCTGCAACTAAAAGCAGAGCGTGAAGCTGCTACTTCAGCAAACAAAGAAGCCATGCTTGCTGATGCAAGAAGGAAAGAACAATCTGGCGTTGGTATTGAAAGCACGCAAGCATTTAGAGATGCAACCGCAGCACTGAAGGCCTATGAAAAAAGTCCTCAAGGTCGAGTGTTGCTGACTAGCGATGCCAAGCCGCAGTTTGATAAGTTGCGTCGAGAGTTGACGGGCATTACTTTTGACCCGATGACGGGGGAAACCAAGAAAACGCTAGTTGGATTCGAGCGATTGGAGCGCCTGCGCAGGCAGTTAGGAGATCGTGCTTCTGGCTTGCCTGAGACTGGATATGACGCATTAGGCCAGCAAGATGCTAGAGAGTTAAAGAAGCTGGTTGAAAACGTCATGGACGAATTTACTGGCGGCAAGTTTAGAACCTATGTCAAAGAGTATGAGCGTCTAAGTCAACCGATTAACCAGTACGAGACAGTAGTAGGCCAAGCATTGACTGCGCCTAGCCAAGCAATTCGTGGCGAGATGGCTACGCAAGCCTCAACCTTGGCTAACAAAATCTTTAGCACACCGGAGAATGTGGATGACTTTATTAACTTTACTGGTGGTAATCGGACTGCTGTTGAGAATCTGGCTAGAAATTATGTAAGTGCAGAGCTTGCTGGCAAAACACCGGCACAGATCAATTCATGGTTGAGAGCTAATCGTGAGTGGGTGTCTCGCTTTCCGAACATCAATAAAGAGTTTGCTGACTACGCACGCAAAGCAGCGCAGACTGAGCGCACTGTAGCCAAGACTGGCAAGCTGGCTGAAGAGCGTGCCAGAATGTTTGAGATGGGTGGCACTCAGACACAGCAAGCTGAGAGCTTCAAGAACCTAATCATGGGTACTGGCAACGTGCGTGATGTTGCCTCTGCTGCCAAAGTCTTGGGTAGAACACCTGAAGGCGCTGAAGCCTTTAAGACTGGTGTGCGTGACCTGATTGGTACTTTGCCTCCGGGGGCAATTGAAAGAAGCTACCGTGATCGCATCAAGCCTTCTATGCAGGCTAGTGGCTTGTACAGTCCTGATGAGTTAAGGTTTGTGGATGAAGCCATTGCTGATATTGTCAATATACAAACAGCAGTAAGCCGCGCTTCGCAGAACATTGGTCGCGCACCCGGCACAGAATCACCTACCCAAGAGCTAACACGCTTGGTCAACGATGAGTTGGCGCAGGTTAAGAAGGGTGGCGCTGTGGCTGGCTTGTACACGGCTGGACTGGCTGCACTAGCTAACCGATTTGGCGTGCTGCCTGAAGTGGGTGGCGCAGTAGGTGCGGCTGGTGGCTTTGGCGCTGCACTTGCGCTAGATCGTTACCGCCAGTATGTTGCCAACATTCGGTCTGCCGTTAGCGACATCGTGACTGATCCAGTTAAGTTGCAACAGGTGATGAAGGTTCCAAGAGAGCAACGTCAGGGCGTGATTGCTACGCTGATCCGTCAAACTATTGGTACGCAAGTTGGCACTAGAGCGCCAGAAAGGATTGAAAATGCCCCTAATGAAAGGTAAAAGTGCTAAAACCATTAGCAAGAACATTGGCGAGATGGTTCGTGGCTTTAAGGAATCCGGCAAGATTGGTACGAGTAAGCCTTCTAGCGTGCGTAAAGCTGTCAAACAGGCTTCGGCGATTGCTTTATCGAAAGCTGGCAAATCGCGTATGAAACGGGGGAGTAAGCGATGAATTACGACAACGGTACAAGCAATGAGAAGATGAATTCTGGCGTGGAAGAGTTACGCCGGATGAAAGAATCTGCCAAGCAAATGGCAGACAAGCGAGGTGGCCCAATGCTGGTTAGCGTTCGGACTACCATGATGCGTCAGAAACGTGACAATCGGAAAATGGAGCGATGAAAAAACAAAAGGGGCTGAATCCAGAACTTGAGCAGGCTATCTATGACCTACTCAAACAAACGATGAATGATTCAACGGCATCACTTACTGATAAAACCAAAGTGCTTGATCGGGTGTTAAAGCTAGAGCAGATCAAGCAAAAGATCAGTGACGATGAATGGGGCAAAGGGTTTTTTAATCCTGACGATGAAGGAGATGAGTGATGGTTGACGGGGCTGCGTTGAAAATTATTAACATTGCAATGGATGTTTTATCACACAAGGCATTAACGTTTGTTGCTCTGCTGTTTTGTTTTGTGTTGGCTTGCTGGACAATGGTGATGCCAACATGGGAAAGGATGGCGATGTCTGCTTTCTTTGCTGTCTTTATTTACTTACCGTGCATGATCGTTGAAAGGAAATCTCATGAAACTTAACATAAACAAAACTAGCACGACGGTAATGATGTCGAGTGAGAATCATAAAGGCAGCGCAGGCGAAGCCTACCGCTGTGCTTCTGTGGCTGACACCTACGGTCGTGGCAAACCTACTCGCACCAATCCTATGGGTTTCATGGCGATGCAGTGCTTCTCTGGTTCGCCTGATCAAAAGAAGTCTCCAACCTCGAAGCCGGGTAACGCTGGCGGTAAAAGGATCATCTAATGGGAATCATGGCCTTTACCCCGATGGGGAATGCAGTTTCATTTAACGCTGCTGTTACTCCACCAACACCCGTTCAAGCGGCATCAACTACCATTGGTGGCACACAGTATCGCGTGCATAACACTGGTAACGTGGTCGTGTTTATGGGTGTCGGGGCAACGGCTGCGAACGCTACTTCGAGGGCAAATGTTTCGCTGAATGGCTCAACGATTAGCTTGATGCCAAACTCGGTTGAAGTATTTACCTTCAATGCTAACCAGTATTTCACAGGCGCAACGTCCTCCGGCACTGCTATAGTGACGGTTGTTCCGGGGGATGGATCATAATGTTACGAACTGCCGGTGGCTTGACAGTCAATCAGACCACCCAGTTCGGTGGCTATTACGGTTCTTTCTACAGTTCCGAAGACCAGTTTGATGGCGTCAATACACCGACGCTCATGTACTGCGAGACTACCGCAGACAACGCTGGCGTCACTATGGAAACAGGTGACAGCGGCAAAAAGTCACGCATGACCTTTGCCAATGCTGGAACTTACAACATACAGTTCTCAGCACAGTTGCGCAACAGAGGTGGTGGTGGCTCTGGCAATACTGTCAACATTTGGTTTAGATTGAATGGCACAAACATAGGCCATTCAGATACCAAAGTGACCGTGCCTTCTAACGCGCCTTATGTGGTGGCTGCTTGGAACTTTATTGTTTCAGTAGCCGCCACCAATTACGTTGAATTAGTTTTTAAAAGCGATAACGCTAACATTGGCTTTGAGCATGAAGATGCTACAGCTAATAGTCCTGCAATTCCTTCCGTCATTATGACTGCCCAACAAGTGAGGTGATCACATGAAACAGTACATTCTTGATCGTGCAAGAGAACCATCCACATGGCGTGGTGCCATTCTGTTTCTGACTGCAATTGGCGTGCCGATTGCGCCTGCAATGGCTGATGCCGTAGTTACTGCTGGCCTTGGTATTGCCGGTTTGCTAGGAATGCTGACCAAAGATAAATAACATGGACTGGTCAAAGTACCCCAGTTTTCAGGCCATTGAGTTTGACTGCAAGCATTGCGGTAAGAACGAAATGAAACCTGAGTTCATGGAAAAGCTGCAAGAGTTGCGTAACTTGTATGGCAAGCCCATGCGGATTACGTCTGGCTATCGTTGCCCAAAACATCCGATTGAAGCGGCTAAGAAGACCTCTGGCGCACACAGCACTGGCATGGCTGCTGACATTGGCGTGGATGGTAGGGCTGCGCATGAAGTCTTGAAGCTGGCAATGCAGCTAGGCTTTGCTGGTATTGGCGTGCAGCAAAAGGGTACTGGTCGATTCATCCATGTGGACACAGTACAAACGCCACCTAGACCAAATGTGTGGAGTTACTGATGGCTAAGAAAGGTGTCAGTCTAGCTATTGGGCGTGGTGAGAAACTACCTGTCAGCAAGGGTGCTGGTTTGACCGCAAAAGGTAGGGCCAAACTTAACCGCGAGACTGGCAGCAATCTAAAGCCTCCTGCGCCTAATCCAAGGACTAAGAAGGATGCAGGTCGCAAGGCTAGTTTCTGTGCGCGTATGGCTGGTGTAGTGCGCAAGGCTAAAGGGCCAGCGACACGGGCAAAGGCATCACTAAGAAGGTGGAACTGCCGATGAGTCATCAAGCGCAACTAGACTTTGTAGCAAGTCTGCGGTTCAAGTTTCCAGAATACTTCGTTGGCAAGAAAGTTCTGGAGGTTGGAAGCCTAAACATTAACGGTTCAATCAGACCATTCTTTGAGCAATGCACCTATGTTGGGGTTGATCTTGGCGAGGGAGCCGACGTTGATGTGGTGGCTAGAGGCGAAGACCTCACCTATGATGATGGTGATTTTGACGTTGTGGCAAGCTGTGAGTGTTTTGAGCATAACCCTGAGTGGGTGGCAACGCTAGAAAACATGATCAGGATGGCGTCAGGTTTGGTATTCTTTAGCTGCGCTACCACTGGACGCAAAGAACACGGTACACGACGAACCTCGCCTTGGGATGCGCCATTCTGCGGTGACTACTACCGGAACCTGACTGAAGAAGATGTGCGGCAGGAAATAGATTTGTCGGTATTCAAGCGGTACGAGTTCAGCACTAACTCAGATTGCCATGACCTTTACTTTTGGGGGATCAAATGAAGACAGGACTATACGCAAACATCAATGCGAAACAGGAAAGAATCAAAGCGGGAAGTGGTGAGCGCATGAGAAAGCCGGGAAGTAAGGGTGCGCCCACCGATGCTGCATTCCGTAAGTCTGCCAAGACTGCACGCAAGACGAAGAGATAAGTTCTGCTGGCCTAGCCTTCCCTTCTAGGCTTTCCCCCGCCTTCCTCTGGCGGGGGTTTTTTCAATCACTCGACAGCAAGCCACCTTCAAACAGATACGTTCCCATGTGACCTAAACGGCACCAAGGGGCAGCGTAAATCTTGCCGCCAATCTTGCGCCACTGGTGACAGAAGAAGTAATCCTCTGACAACAAGCGCTTGCTATCAGGATCAATCGGATCAAGGTAGAAGCCGTAGATTTCCTTGCCAGCCATGTAGTTCATGTCGCTAACAAAGGTCTGCGTGTGCGGCTTTAGCTTCTCAAAAACCTCGCGCTTGATCAGCATGAAGCCCGTGCCAATGGCTGACACTTCACACGGTTCATCTACCGGCACTGTCACAGACGGTTCGGCATTTAACAGGTTGACCACAAAGCTACCTGTGTAGTTTTGCAGGTTTTCTTTCCCATCCAGTGCCGCTTGCTTAACAGTATTCCAATTGATTTCCTTCTTTGGATAGATTCCACCTATTACATCCTTGTCAGCCCGTAACATTTTGATGGCATCTTCAGCCTTAAACGCAATATCTGCATCAATCCAAAACAGGTAATCGGCATCACTTTCAAGGAATTGATACGTCATATTGCAACGTGCGCGGGTAACAAGTGATTCATTGAACATCAACGATACCGATGTCTTATAACCATGCTCACCTAGCACGCCAATCAAGTTGATCAATGACTGAGCATAGACCCCAGTGCATTGACCGCCATACATAGGTGTTGCAATAAAAATATGCTTTTGCTTTTCCATGTGATCTCCGTAAAGGTGGGGCGTGCCACAGTAACGCTGCGCCCCGCAACGCTCCTAACTACCTTCAGGCGAAGGTTCATCCTGTGGCTGATGGGGGGTTAATTCGTTACCTAACA